CAGGGATGATGCACTTATTGGTCCTGGTCCGTTGACGCAGGAATAGCAGGGCGGTACAACGCTCACCCTGCTGCTATCCGCCAGGGGTCACCCCCCGTCCCGGCAAATTGGGAGAAGAGGTACCTGGATGTCTCTGATCGGAGCTCTGGAGTAAATAGATCGACTGCACACCCCGCTGGTGCCAAGCTCAAGGCCTTAACTGAGCAATCGGAGTTGGGGGCCAAGTATCGGCCCCCGAAGAAGAAGGTGAAGGGGCGCAAGCAATACCGTGCCAGTCGTGGTGACGACTGGTACGAAGACGTGGAAGCCTTGCCGGGCAAAGATTCGCGCTACAACGCGCGCCCGCGTAAGGTGAAGAACGTAGTTGCGGCTGAACGTGCCGCAGTGCGCAGGGCATTCGTTCCAGTCAACCATGCCTGCGCGGCGCGGCGGATCCGTAACAAGGCAAAGAAATCGGCAGCGTACCTCGCTGACGTGGCCGAGTACGATCGCCAGCTGCACCGCAATGAGAGGAAGCGTAACGTAGTCAAGCCCGTTATGCCGAAACCCAAAATGTCCAAGGCCGAGGAGCACATAGCCACTCGGACGCGGGCCATTGCGGAATCGCGGGACGCGGCCAGAGTGCGCCGGGGCCTTAAGCCCCTAGGCGTGAAGGCCGAGGAAGTCCATGCGCCGAAGCTCTCACGGAGCCAGCGCAAGGCCGCGATCAAGGCCGCCTTTGTGGCGGCGCGGGACAGTGCCGATGCCCGGCCTGACCTGCCCAAGGATGGCCGCGACGGTGGCAAGCCCTCTCAAGTGGGTGAGCCTTACCGCTGTTTCTGCGGCCAATGGTGGACTGACAGACGTCAACGTCAGAGGCATCAGTGCGTCTTGAGTGAGCATACGAACCTGCTCATGCTGGCCATTTTGGCCTGCAATCGACGCGCCATTGCCGACATCATGGCCGCCAACAAGTTGGCCAACGCCGCCGTCAATCCGCCTAAAGGTCCGCCGTACCTTCCGAAAAACGGCCGCGACGGGGGTGAGGCCCCGACGCGTGACGCTGGCGAGCGCCTTAAGGCCCAGGACGAGCCGTCATGGCTCGCCTCCGGCTTGGTGTTCGCGGCGACTGCGGTTGCATACGGACTCATGCTTGAGACTGGTGATTTCACGTTTATGTGGATCCCGATCGTCGGCATGGTCATGGGCGCTCACATGTGGGCGTACTTGCCGTGTGCTGCCGCCTTAATGGTCAATGCATGGGCGGCTGGCATCGCAGAGCCGGCCGTCGTGATCCCGTTCCATGTTCTGGGGGCGCTCGCCGGCGTCGTGTTTGCCGGCTTAGCTCTGATGGGGCAGGTGCACTGGGTTTGGGCCTGCGCTTCATGCGTGTGGATCCACTCTGGGCACTTTTACGGGGTCCCCGTGCTTCTCGCTGTTGCCGTGGTGCGTTCGGGGCTACATGCCCGCCGCACAGGGAGCCGCGTGTGGGCCATCATCTCACTCCTCCTACTCGGCGCGTTCGCTGCTTTGGCCGTTCAGGCCTTGCTCAACGAACGTGAAACGGGCGCCTTCCGTGAGCGCCTGTCGGCCGAAATGCACCTCCTACGCCGCGACTACCACACGCACTATCTGGCCGATCACCTGCCGGAGAGTGGCGCGTTGGCGGCTGCCTTCGACAAACGGGCGCGCGCTTTTGCGCGAGGCCTGAGGGCTTTGGGGGGTTGGATCCGGGACCTTACAGAGGAGGGCGTCGAGCCCAATCCTGGTCCGAAGGGGTCCGAGGCGAAGCCCAAGTCCGGGGCCCAGTCTGCAGGAGGAAAGGAGGACACGCGACGCAAGAAGGTGGACAAGGGTTCGCCTGCAGGTCCTGCAAAGGAACGTCCGAAACGTCAGAAGCACGGGGCCAGTGCGTCCGCCGTCCGCGAGCTTGCGGAACAGGTTGTGGACGCCGAGGCCCGTGCAGCCGGCGCGCAGGACGCCAGGGACGAGAAGCACGAAGAGCGTCTTCGGGCCGAGGCGGAACAACTCCGCCGGGCCGCCGAGGCCAAGCGTGCTGCCCGCATCGTCGAATTTACAAATCGGTTTGCTGGGGCTTCTGCCCATCATTATGCATACTGGACGACCTCGCGAGCTCGCAATGACGTGGTACGAGCGCCCAAGCGGTTTGAGACTCCGTTTGATCTCTACGCAGCATGGGTCCACGCTTCCATTACGATACTTCTCAGTCTGGGCTGCTTTGCCTACTCTAATATCGGCTATACTCTTCTTTTCGCCGCCGCGCTCGTCGCCCATCGTTGGGCGCCAGGCGCTCGCGGCGCGAGTAAAGCTGTGGTTGGACTTACGATCGTCCTGGCTATCGCCGGAAGCTTCGGTCTATTTACCAGCCTGTTCGCCTCCAACGTCATTTCGTACGTGGCAGTTCACTGCGCTGAACGTGATGTCAGGTTAAGTGCGCCCGTTTACGTCTTCCATCAAATGCAATTGGACCTGGTGACAGCCCGGCCCAACGCAGAGGACGAACGGCCCGATACCTGGCAGGCGTTGGACCCTAAGTTCGACGCCTTCGATGCGATCTTCGAATACTCGCAGGTGCCGTACAACGTGTACGGCGACCCGTCGGGTGATCTCGTCGAAGTTCCGGCGCTGCCCCTCGTTTTTTGGCCGTTCGCTTGGTTCCAGCGTGCCCGCGCTTTCATGCCCGGGCGGCTGGCCTATGATACGGCGCGGGCGCTTCCTGCACCCGTTCGGCTCAATGCCGACGCTGAGGTCCTGGCCAATACCTACCTGCCAGGTGTCACGTACGATTCGTCCGAAATGGAGCGCCTCACGCGGGGCGTTCTCCGCCATACGGCCACCAACATCGACAGGGCGCGTTTGCGCCCCGTCCTGGCCGACACCGCTATTGTCACTAAGCATATGTGGCTGGCCCGTGTATCATCCGGGTTTGCGGCTTATGGGGAGCAGGATTTTTGGCAAGGCCCGGGCGGGCAGGGAGCCCCCGGGTCGCGCTTCTAGGGTATCGCGTGTCTGACATGCTATTCCCTACACCTGCCAAATTGGACGAAACCGCTAAGATCACGCTCACTTCTAGCCAGCCCAACGACCCTGAACGGTGCCCACGCGCCTTCTCGGTTGGGGCGATTGCGACGGATGCCGTACGCCCGATCCCGGATAATCGCTCCCCCCTGAACATAGGGTTGGGGGCGCAACACCGGTTTTGCGGCCAGGCTCCGAAGCAAGACAAGCGCGTCTCAGCGGCTTATCTGCGGTTCGCACGGACTTTCATCAAATTACATTTACCCCGGCTTAAAGGTGACGAGGACCTCTCAACTGCCAAGTGGCTCGAGCACTGTGACTTCACTCAGTCACGGAAGGCCGAGTTGCAGGCCTGGTCCGATGATATCAGTCCGTGGACAGAGGAGTATTACAAGTGTAAGACATTTGTAAAGCATGAGATGTACGATTCGTACAAATATCCACGTCTCATCAATTCCCGCCACGACAGGTTTAAGTCCGCGGTCGGCCCGGCAGTGGCCGCGTTTGATGAATTACTTTTTTCACTGCCATTCTTCGTGAAGCACGAAGATCCTGCGACGCGCCCGTTGCGCGTTCGCGAGACCTTCGCGTCGTCAGCCGTCTATGAGACCGATCACACGGCTTTCGAGCGCGCTTTGCGAGGCGTTCACTGTAAGGTGGAGTACGAGGCCATGAAGCATTGCCTCGGGAAACATCCTGATGCTCAGATCCCTCTCCGGCACATTCGCCGGGCCATATTTGGCACGAACTTGTGCAAGGCCCGTGGCGTCCGTGTCGAGATTAAGCAGACTCGCATGTCTGGGGACCAGTGGACGTCGAGCGGTAATGGCCTGACCAACCTCCTTACCGCGCTATTCGTACTAGGATCGGCCAGGTGGCCGAATGCCAGCCCAGAGCAGTTGGCAAGGCTAGTCATGGCACTCAAAGCCCTTGTTGAAGGGGATGACGCGCTGCTTGAAGCCGTCGCCGTTATTGATCCCGCCCTCTACGAGCGGCTGGGCCTAACCGTCAAGATGGTACTACATACGACCGCCACCACCGCTTCGTTTTGCGGGGTAGTGTCTGATCCAGTAGCATTGACGAACGTACAGGACCCGGCTAAGATTCTCGCGTCATTTGGATGGCTGGATTGGCGGTGGTCCCAAGCCCGTGATTCCCGCGCGCTCTCATTGCTGCGCGCCAAGGCTATGTCTTATCTTGTGCAGTTCCCCGACGCTCCTATCATTAGTGAGTTCTGCCACTACGTCCTCCGTGCGACGCGTGGCATTGACGTGCGATGGGGGCTCGCCAAGCTTGAGATGTATCACAAAGCAAAGGCCGACTCGAAGCCATGGCTTCGGTTGCCCGACCCGCCATTGGCCTCACGCGAACTCGTCGCCAGGCTTTATGGCATCACTACCGATAGCCAGCAGACAATTGAGGACAGGTTCAAGAACGCCGATTCATTGGCGAACTTTTCCTTTGCTGGCCTGGGGCTTCCTGCCCCGGCAATATGGGCTGATTGTGCGGATAAGTACATCGCCTGTTTGGGGGGACCGAGTATCGAGGTCTTCCCGTGGTCACCCAACCCGGA